CCAGTGACTATTTTTTGCTCATTGATCTCAACAATACATTCGTCTCCTAAAACAACATTCCACTTTTTAGCCTCACCAGGATAAAGGTCTGTTGTAGCTAACCCAAATGAGCCAGTCATTTGATACATAGACTTTTCAATCATAACGCTAGTCCAACCTCGAAATACTTGACCTTTGACCTTCAATGTAACTTCATCATTCATTAAAAACCTCAATTGTTCTGCCAGGCGGCAAAAATCCTGGATGTTTAATAACAACTCTATTCCTTCCAATAATCTCTGCCTCCCTCCCCAAATCATAATACTTGTCATGTGCCAAAACTAACGATGGAAATGTCGTAGGGGGAACCTCATAATCAACAATCCTTACCAAAGAAGCCCCAATTCCAATCATCGACTCTGTAAACACTGGTCTCAAAGACTCCACTGCTTGATATGATCTAGGGGACGCAATTGTAATATTACAACTATTATATTCTGCATCAGCAGCATCATTACCAAGTTTAAGCAACAAATTTTCTAGGGCATCCACTACTTCCTCCATCATCTCAATTGCCGAATCATAGCTGGTGTAATCAATTCTAACTGCTGTCCTGACAGCTGCAACAACAGCATTAATCCGAGCCAGATTAACAATTGCAACTAAGTTTGCTGATTGCCTCGCCCTCTGACATGTCGTAATCTCTACAGGTGCAATTGTCCCTCCATATGCACTTGGATCTGCTCCACTTGCCTCTTCACCAAAACGATTTACAGCTAACATCGCCCTGACAGCCGTTTTACCTAAATTCTCATTTATTCTAGACGGGCTTTCCATTGTGCTAGCCTCAAACCCTGTTGTCTTTGCGGGGGGCACCGTTACAGCAGAAGACATCGGGCCTGTGAAAAGTCCATAGACAATATCACTACAAGCCCCAAGTAACTGATCAGATATCAATTCTCCATACATTCCTACAATGCTCTTTAAACCATTAAACATCTCCCCAATACTATTTGCAAAACCGCATGTATCAGATATTGTCGAAACATCAATTCCTGCACGAGCCTCTGCTAAATAAGATAATGCCTTCGACACTTGGGAAGGGAAAGCTCCTTGAATTGATTTTATTACTGACTTCAGCATATTATTTAAAGAGTCAACCGCATCCATAATTGAATTTTCGGCAAAATTGGGAATGCCTGTTGGGTTATAAGCCATTTGAAAAGCTATCCTTTGCTACATCCGAGGCATTTTCCGCCTCATCATCAACATCGTCAATATAATCTGCCTCGGCCTTGGGGTAGGGAACAGCAGCCTCTAACCCCATTCCCTCTGTTGCCAAGACAAAAGTCATCGTAAATCGTGCAATGCCACCCTGTGTAAAAGATTCCTCAATACGGGCTTTTCCAGATAGATTTACTGACAGTTCACCATAATAGGGGTGGATTAATGTACCAGGGCCAGACTCCCGCAACGCTTTAATCAGAGCATCTCGCTCGTCAATATAATCCTGATTATTGTCCTCATTTTGAACAACATAACCATTGATAATAAACTCGTCTATATCCCGACCAAGATCCTCAACATACGGGATATCTTTAAAAGGGTATTGATGAATGACATTTCTACGACCAACACTACGGTCTGAATCACGAATGAAAAAAGGGACCCCCCGAAAAGAAGCCTTCTTTCTTTGCTGATTAGCATCATCAAACCACATCAATCTGTTGCGCCAAGTCATATTAATATGCTCCTACATATCCAAGAGTATGTGCCTCAACGTGGGCATCACCTTTCTTCTTTTTCACCTTTTCTATTGTAGCTGTTGAACCAGCATCAGAGAAAACTTTAATATTAATATCCGTTTCAGATTTTTGAGCCCCTGCCGTTGCGGCAACTGCTTCTGCTGGAGTTACCCCCGCAAGTGTGCCAGGCCATATGGCATTGGCCTCAGTTACTGCGGCTGAGCGCTTTGCCTCAGCCTCCGCACCAGCCAAGGGCTTTTCCTCAACCTCAATACCAATTCTTTTTTTAATGAAATCTGGTAACAACCCTATAATCTTTTTTATTATATCTTCATAAAATGAAAAGAAATTCATGAATCCTTCTTTAATTGTTTCCCACAAATTAGAAAAGAAATCCACTAACGGGGCCCAATTCCCTGTAAAAAGACCAATTCCAAGTCCTTTAATCAGATCAATAATGCCTCCAATTGTATTAGAAAATATTTCATAGACAAAACCCAATATATCCCCGATAAAATTCAATACTTTCTGAATTGGCCCAGGAAGGTCCTCCCAATGTCTTATCAATTGAATAACAGCAAATCCAATTACGGCAACAGCAGCAACAACAGCGGCAATTGGCAAAAGCAAAGCAATCAAAGCAGGAGTCGCAACAGCCATTATAGCTCCAAACCCAGTTGCCATAAGTCCAAGAACAATTAACAGAGGGCCAATTGCAGCAGCTAAAGCCCCAATAACAATAATTATCATCTTTCCAGTCGGCCCCATCTTCGTCATCCAATCAATCACAGGCTCAAGAAATTTAACAACGGCAAGCAGAGCCTTTGCCAAAATAACCCCAAAAGAAGCTGCCATCTGCATAGCCTTAGTTCTTGCTATCGCTAATTGAGATGCAGTCGTTGCATACCTCAAATTGGCCTCTTTTGTTAACGCAATATTATCATTCCACGCCTTATTGCCAAGCACCATTGCATCTCGAAATAACTTTCCAGACCCAGAAGCCCTTAATAACGAATCTGAAACACGAATACCTTCCATTCCAAGGCTATCTAAAACCTGATTTATATTAACCCCTTCTTTTTGCATTCTGCCGAGTCCTTCAATAAACTTGAGAACAGCCTCAGAGGCATCCTTTTTCCAAAGAGTCTCAAAATCTTTTACCGTCATTTCAGAAACATAAGCAAAAACCTGCATTTTCTCACTACCGCTTCCAATATCCTTATCAATCTTACGCATCACCTGCGAAAAGGCTGTACCTCCCGCCTCAGCCCTTATACCAACAGAAGTCAAAGCTGCCGCCAACCCCATTATTTTCGGCACTGAAATTCCAACCAGCTTTCCAGCACCTGCCAATCGCATCCCCATTTCCACAATCTCTGCCTCAGTAGTAGCCATATTATTACCGAGATCGACAATAGTAGAACCCAATCGCTGAAATTCATCTTGAGACATCCCTGTAATATTTGCAAATCGGGCAAGTTGAGTAGCAGCCTCATCTGCTGACAAATTAGTTGTCGCCCCAAGATCTGCCATAACCTTTGTGAAATCTTGAATATTCTTATTTTGAATACCCAATTGACCAGCAGCCTCAGCAATGCCGAAAATCTCCTGTGTGCTAATAGGGATCTCCCTTGCTAATCCCATCAATTCTTTCTTCAATACCCTAAATTCCTCTTCTGTTGCACTAACAGTTTTCCTTACCCCAGTAAAAGCACTTTCAAAATCAATAGAAGCTTTTGTTGCAAGCCCCGCCATTATAGCCAACGGCAGGGTCAATTTCAGAGACATTTGACGACCAACCTGTCCCATGCTTTTGCCAGCCTTCTGAATACTTCTTCCCAATTCTTGCACACGCCTATTTGCAGCACTAATAGGTCTAGTTAATTGCTGAAACTTCGTGCCTATCCTGGTCAGAGGACCAGAGGCTCGATCTAGTACCCGAAGGACAACTGACAAATCGTATTTTTCAGCCATTCTTTAACCACCTTGCAATCTGGTTAGTTCCTTTGCTCCAAAACTTTAAATCGTCCATATCCATTTCCCAAATCTCACTGGGTTGAAAATGAAACAGGTATGCTATCCCCCAAACTACTTCTTTCCAGTCTGGAGGAAATCTGCCAAAAAACTCATTAATCCCTCCACAATCGCCTCGATATCTTCTATGTCAATTTCATCAGCAGATTCAATCGGGATGTCAGCGACACCAGCAATTAAAGGAATTAACTCCGCAGGGGCAACCTTGCCCTCTTTCTCAGTAAAATCTTTCGGCAGCAATCGCAAATGTTTCAACTTCAAGCGACCCATTTTCAATTGACTAACTTCAACCGTGCCGCCGTCTGCTTTTTTGATGGGGATACTATGCTTTAATTCCACGATCCCTTTATTTTCATTGTCCATGATTCCCTTTCTTTATTATTTATCAACTAACTTGTTGAACTATCCCATAATTATATCCATATTTCATAGACATTATTTCTTGGTAAAAGTTTATCCATTCTTCCCTATTTCCATTTGCTCTTATATTACAACTATTACATAATGTTATCAGATTTTCAGATCCGCAATTCTTTTTCACATAATCAATATGATGAAGCGTTAATTTTTTTGAATTTCCCCAGCAATCAGAATTCTGACACTCATTATTGTCTCTGTCTTTGATGGATTGCTTATATTCTTCATCTAACCAAATTTTGCAATAGGGTTCACAAGATATGCCACCTTTCCATCTTGGATTGTTTTCTCCAGAGGTCACCAATGATATTCTCAATAATGTCTTTTGAGTATGTTTTCTTCCATAAAAAGGATTGCCTTTACCAACATACTTCTTGCGTCTTGCATCAGGCCATTTTCCACTAGCATTCGTATTCCCAGAACTTGCAATAGACAATTTCTTTTTCATCTCAACAGCATGACCCCTCCCATAAAACGGATTCAACTCCCCTTTCCGACACGAACCATACATTGGATTTCCAGAGCCTCTCACATGATGACCTTTAATATATTTATTCCACTGTTTTAACGGCGAATTCCAGCCAACTTGACAATTACAACCACATGCACATAATGGAGAAATGCTTTCCTTGTCTTTTTTGTATTCCTCATTTATTGCATGATGATTAATAAACCTATTCCAACCACCTTTGCCTCTCCAATTAGGTTTTACTGATTTTCCACATCCGCAAGCACATAATGGAATATCAATTGTTCTTTTGAATCTACCCATTTATTTATCAACTTTCTGAAGTGGTCTCCGTCCAGAAACCAGATTCAAAAACAACCTCAGTTTCTCCCTCACCACCAGTGACCGTGAAGTTGCGCAAGCATGTGGCCCCTTCCATCGTGTAGACTTTTCCTCCCCCAGCAGCACGGAAAATAACTGTGCCATTGCCCATTATAGCGGCAAGCTCACTCAGGCTAATATCATCTCGGTCTGTGATTGTCACTTCACACCGAGCAGGCACTGGCCCCTCAACATAACCATGAGGGCCAGTATCCCCTTGAACGGCCTTCAACTCAAAATTAGGTTGTCCAGAAATACCAATGCCGACTGCCTTTGCTCCCGCCTTATTGAGAAGGAGATCTCCGTTCACAAGGACTTCTACTCGACCTGTAATTTTCGTCATTTTCTTTTTTCCTCCTTTATTAAAATAAAAAGGCCAAAAGGCAATTGAATTTTATTTCAAAAGCAGCTCGGCCTTCTAATGATTGCCTCACTTCTGCTTAAACTGAACCCTAATTTTTAATCAAATAAACCCCAATACTTAAAGCAAAAATTGGATGTTGGCGGCCAAAATTCTAAACTGATTGATCAAATCACAAGGAATGAGAACATCAATTCTGTTACGATCCGTGTCATTTCGACTAACAACCAGATTATCAATAAAATCATCAAGATTTTCAATTAAACCTTTATCTCTTAAAAGAGTGAAAAGAGCAATTGTCTCTGCCTTTACAGTCTTAGGGGTAGCAACCTTGCTGCCAGGCTGAACAGGAAAAGTATCGTCTGCCAACTTAAATCTTGGAATGATAAACCTGCTGACGCACCTCGCCTTATATTGATACCGAATCTCTCCCAGCGTTGCCAAAGTCTGAATATCTAAATAACTTGGGTCAAGCGTATTGAGGGCAGTTTTCTGGTAGGTAGTAATACACCGCTCAATTACTACATTCCCTCCA